CAGAACAAATAGAAATGAATGGTGTTCTTGAGTTTCACAGAATTGAAATGAATAAAGGCGGCGTATGTTCTAAACATTGCCATGAATTTAAATGGAATGGATTCTATGTAGAGTCTGGTCGTATGCTTATTCGTGTATGGCAAAACGATTATGACTTAGTTGATGAAACTATTTTAGAACCTGGAGAATATACTAAAGTTAAGCCAGGCGTTTATCATCAATTTGAATGTTTAGAAGATGGTGTTGCATTTGAACTGTATTGGGCAGAATTCAATCATAATGATATCCAACGCGAGTCAGTAGGCTATGTAGGAAGGGTACCTCCAGCATGAAAAAATATATATTTGACGTAGATGGGACATTAACTGCTAGTAGAGCAAAAATAGATTCTGAATTTGAAAAATGGTTTGTGGATTTTGCTACGAATAATACATGCTATCTTGTTACTGGTTCTGATAGGAAAAAAACATTAGAACAAATAGGATCTACTATTTACAATCTATGTGAAAAGGTTTATAATTGTTCAGGAAACGATGTTTGGCGACAGGATAAGAACTTGCATTCTGGAATTTTTGCACTACCTTTAGACGTAGAGTTTGATCTAAGAGATTATATACTCAAATCAAAGTTTCCCTGCAAAACTGGTATGCATTTTGATCAACGTCCTGGTCTCGTAAACTTTAGTATCCTAGGAAGAAACAATACACTTGAAGAAAGAGCTATGTACAAAGAATGGGATTATCATCAAAATGAACGTGTACTGATTGCATCTACAATGCAAGAAAGATACCCACATATATTATTTGAAGTTGCGGGTGATACAGGAATCGATATTACATTACCTGGCTGTGATAAGTCACAAATAACACGTGACTTTGATTTACAAAACGATCGTATTGAATTCTTTGGAGATAAGATGGAACCAGGTGGTAATGATTATAAACTTTCTTGGGTTCTTGCCTCACACGGTCAGGGCATACATCAAGTTAAAACATGGGAAGAAACATGGAATCTACTAAAACAATTGGCTTAACATTATCAACATTTGATTTATTACACGCTGGTCATGTAGCTATGTTACGTGAAGCTAAAACTATTTGTGATTATCTTATATGTGGTTTACAAGTAGATCCTTCTCTTGACAGAGAAGGTAAGAATGCGCCAGTACAAACATTAGTAGAACGTTATGTTCAATTGGCTGGTGTAAAATATGTTGATGAGATTGTTTGTTATCAAGGTGAAAGCGATGTTATTGATATATTAGAAATGTTTGATATAGACGTAAAGATAATGGGTGAAGAATACAAGAACAAAGATTTTACTGGCAAAGAAGTATGTCGTCGTAAAGGTATTCGTTTATATTTTAATAAGCGTGAACATAGATTTAGTAGTAGTGATCTACGTAGGAGAGTAGCAGAAAATGAAGGGGCGTAAAATGAAGATGGTAATTGTAGGCCACGGGTTTGTTGGCAAAGCAGTAGACTATGGATTTAATCATCCTAAGTTAGAAAAAACTATTGTGGATCCACTATATGGTAATAGTGTACATGAGCTCGATATAACAAAGTATAGTGTTGCATTTGTCTGTGTACCTACACCATTTGGTGAAGATGGATCTATTGACGATTCAATCTTAACTGAAGTAGTCTTAGCTCTTGGTCCTGATATTCCAATTGTAATTAAATCAACTGTTGTTCCTACTTTCTTTGATAAGTTTGAAAAATATAACATCATTTACAATCCAGAGTTTCTTACAGAAAAAGCTGCTAACGAAGATTTTATTCGACCAGAGTTTCATGTTTTTGGTGGAAACGAAATAAATACAAATTTCTTAGAAAAGATCTATGATGAATATAGCCTATGTACACCATGTCCTGTATATAAGATGACTCCGAAAGAAGCTAGCTTTGTAAAGTATGGTATAAATTCTTTCTTAGCATTAAAGGTTACATTCTTCAATCAGTTATACGATTCAATTGCTCGTCAAGGACAAACATTTAATAAGGTCGTTAAAGCCATTGGCACTGATTCTCGTATTGGACATTCGCATACTAAAGTTCCTGGACCAGATTTAAAGCAAGGATATGGTGGTGCATGTTTTCCAAAAGATACCGCAGCTCTAGTAAATTTCGATGAGGGGTTTACAATTATTGAAAAATGTATTAAAATAAACAATGAGTACCGTAAACGCTACGAATTAGACGATAGAGAAAGAGAACAAAATGTCAATTATGGATAAATTAAAAAAGAACTCGAAGATTAAATCTACCGAAGTTCTTGGCGAATCAAAGTTCTTTACTGAAAAAGATATGGTTCCAACAAATGTACCAATGGTAAACGTTGCTTTATCTGGTTCAGTTGACGGCGGGTTAACTCCGGGCCTTACAGTATTGGCTGGTCCGTCAAAACACTTTAAGACTTCTTTTGGTTTACTCATGGCTAGTGCATACATGAAAAAGTATCCTGACGCAGTCATGTTATTTTATGATTCTGAGTTTGGTTCACCACAATCTTACTTTGAACAATTTGATATTGATGTACAGCGTGTATTGCATACACCTATTGCAAATGTAGAAGAACTCAAGTTTGATCTTGTTGGTCAACTCGAAGAACT